TGTTGATTACAAATCCCCGGGTGGACTTGATTATGATTCAAAGAAATACGGAGGAAGTGGCGGGAAGATATTTAACGACAAGAAAACCGATAAAGAGTGCCTTGAGTTTTACACAGACATTTTAAAGAACTTATTTGATTACACAACTGATGACGTAACAATTTATTGGTGGTTTGCTAATAAGAATAATTGGATTAACCGGGAAGCATTTGAGCTGGGAGGCTGGCATATGAGCCAAATTATTATCTGGCTTAAAAATTCAATGGTGTTTAGCCGAGGGCAGGACTATCACCGGCAGTATGAGCCGTGCATGGTCGGCTGGAAAAAGAAAAAAAGCCATTTTAAAAATAAGAAAATAAATAATTTAAAAGATGTATTTCATCTGGATTATGATGATTTCAGCGAATTAATGGATGTCTGGTACGAAAGAAGGGATGTTACGCAAAATTATCTTCATCCCACACAAAAACCGCTTAGACTTCCCGAACGAGCTTTGAAGAAAAACAGCGAGCGGGGTGATATCGTAATAGACCTTTTTGGCGGATCCGGGTCAACGCTTATGGCCTGCGAACAGATGGAAAGAAAATGTTACTCCATGGAACTGGACCCGAAGTACGTTGATGTCATCATTAAGCGCTGGGAAGAGCATACATCTAAAAAAGCCCGCCTATGCCAAGGCTCCGGCGGACAAGCTAAGAAATTATGATTTTTTACTGTATCAGGAAGGGGGAAGAAATTAAGACAGGTAAAGTATTTAATTATTGCATGAAAAAGAAGTGTAAAAACTACCGATTATTCAGGAATAAAGCCAGGCTGGAAAATTATTGTAAAAAAATCGCGATTTGGCAGAAAAGTTACCCAAATTAATGGCAAAACAAGTATGAGTAAATGTCACAAATGTCACACTATAAAAAAGGAAAAATCTCGGGAAAGCAAACCGAAGGTAGTTGCCCGTACCAAAAAGAATAAAAAGTTGATTTTAGATGAGCTGGAAAAGAATAAAGGGATAGTTACGATCGCCTGCAGAAGAGTCGGTATTACCCCCAAGACTTTTTACCGGTGGCTTAAGGCTGACGATGAATTTGCCCAGCAGGTTGATGAAGTTGAATGGGATCAGAGAAGTTATGTTGAAAGCAAATTAATGAAGAAAGTTGCCAATGATGATATTACCGCTATTATCTTTTACTTGAAGTGCAATCATCCGAAATATAAGCCCAAGAGCGAAATTGATGTTAATGATTCGCGCGAGCTGGAAGAAATCAGGAGTGATTACAACGATCTGATAAAAAAGCTAAAAGTAAAAGGAGATGTTAAAAGTAAAGTTACCAAAAATACCCCAGGAAGAACGTGAAGTATGTTTATCTCTACTTGCTCATTTCGACATAGAAGGATACAGGGCAAGCGAGGTGGTAACCGAGGGGCAATTGGTAATTTTCTGGGCAATAGTATTCCGGCATTTTGAGTACATTCAAATCATAGCTTGTACGCAGTACGGAAAGAGTTTAATCGTAGCTTTGGCCTGTATTATCGTGAGCTGTATTCAGGGAGAGTTGATTCCGGTAGTAGCACCTAAAAAAGAACAGGCCAAAAAGATAATGCGTTATTACATTGAGCATATTGGCGACAGTCCGATGTTTAGTTCACTACTTGAGAAGAAAGACAAAATTGACATGCTCAGGCAGGAAGCAAGTAAGGACAGAATTGTTTTGCGAAATGGAGGCGGTTTATTTGCTTTGAGTGTTGAAGCCAGAAGCGTAGTATCAGGCGTAAAAGCGGTTATGGGAGAAGGTGGCCGGATTGTGATTCAGGATGAAAGCGCGTTAATTCCAGATGAAATTGAGGCCACAATATTCAGAATGGTAGCTGGTAAGCAAAAAGTGGGAGATGAGCGCAAGCAGTCTTGCTATATCAAAATCGGCAATCCGTTTCACAATAATCATTTTTTAAAAACATGGAAAGACAAAGATTATTTCAAAATTTACATAGACTGTTATCAGGCGTTAAAAGAAGGCAGGTACACCAAGGAATTTTTAAATAAGGCTTTAAAGTTGCCACTGGCCAGTATTCTTTACAAATGTTTATTTCCGGATGAGGATGATGTGGATTCACGTGGATACAGAAAATTGATGACATCCAGAGAGCAGGAAGAGATGTTTTGCGCAAGCAAGCCGAAACTAAAAAGATCAGGTAAGAAATTAGGCGTAGATGTTGCCAGAGGTGGCAACTGGACTGTATTTGTTGCCAGAGGTAAAGAAGAAAAAACAGGAAGGCCACGAGCGTATATTAAACGCAAAATGAAGACTAAAAATACGATGAAGATCGTGGATGAGATAAAGCTGATCTGTAAAGAGGAAAAAATTGATTACTTTGATGTATTTGTGGATGTGGTAGGAGTTGGTGCCGGTGTAGTTGACAGGTTGGAGGAAGACGGGATTTTTGTTAATGCCTGCCGGGCAAATGACAAGCCCAGTGATGATGGCAAGAATCTATACGTCAACATTAAAGCCGAAGCAAATTTTAAAGCCAAGAAAATGCTTACAGAACAGGACGGCAAAGTTTACGGCTCTGAATTTGCCGAGGTGGACGATATCAAGTGGAAAATAGCCAGCGGTGGAGACGGCAAAATTCAAATGGAATCAAAGGATGATTTGCTGGCCCGGGGAGTGCCAAGTCCGGACTTCTGGGACGCACTATGTTTCACATATTATGAACGAAAAGAAGTAGTTCCGCGGATAATTAGTTTATAAGTTTTATGAATATTTTTAAAAAGTTATATCATTCGATAGTTCACAAAGGCGCTGTACCATTTTCGTTTTTTGTTAATTCCGGCATTATGGCCAGCGTGATTACCAAGACCGATGCTCTGGATTTTTATAAGTCATGGGTTTATGCCTGTGTTGCGAGGCGGAGCATGGGTTTGGCGCAGATTGAGTTTAAACTGTACCGGCTTAAAAAGAACGGTGATGTTGAAGAGTTAATCGAACATGAATTATTAGAACTGCTTTATCGGGTAAACCCGGAAATGACCAAATATAATTTTATTCAGCTTAGCGTGATTTACCGGGATCTCTTAGGTGCCAGCCCTTGGGTTCTTACTAAATTTAACGAGAGCGATAAATACCCCAGTAATATCTACATTGCCCGGCCGGAATATTTTAAAGTGCAGAAAGATAAAAGCGGACAGTTACAGGGCTATGTTTACCAAATCGGAACATTTAAAAAAACTTATTCTCCGGACGAAGTGATATTTTTAAAAAACTATAATCCCAGGAACCCGGACAGAGGTATTGGTGTAATTGAAGCAGTCAGGATGAGCGCGGAGAATGATGATTATATTCTGCAGTCAAACAGTAATTTGCTAAAAAACAATGCCCGGCCGAGCGGTTTTCTGGAACTGGCCGGTAATGCCAATAAAGCAACCATTAAAAGACTTAAAAAAGAATTTAAAAGCCAGCATCAGGGTTATGATAGTGCCTATAATCCCATGATTCTTGAGGCTGGCATGAAGTATAAGTCGGTTAGCTTACCACCCAAAGATTTAGACTTTATTGAAAGCCGGAAAATGAACCGGGATGAGATACTTTCCATCTTCGGTGTACCAAAGCCGGTACTGGGAGTATTTGAGGATGTAAATCGTGCCAGTGCGGTTGTGGCCGAATATGTCTTTAATAAATGGACACTGGAGCCATTGGCTACAGAAATGATTGAGCAGTTAAATGAATTCTTAGTACCGAAATTCGGAACAGATTTGTGGCTTTCATTCGAACCATTAGCCCGGGATGATCAGGAAATGGATTTAAAACGCAAGACTGAAAGCTGGAATAAATGGATGACCACTAATGAGATCAGGGAACTGGAAGGCTTGGAGGCAATAAACGGCGGAGATTATATTTATATGCCACTTTCCAATATGCCGTTGATTGGCGGAGAGAAAAAGTCAGGGCAGTTTATCAAAATCAAAGCAAGGAGAAGTGGTCAGATAAATTTAAAAACACAAAAGCAGATT